ACAAATGCTGCAAAGTTATTAGAACAATAAAAAAAAGAGGAGCCCGTTAGGGCCCCTCAGGAATCATGGAAGATTCATTGGACCCCTTAACTGGGGTCCTTTTTTTTTAATAACCTTTCTTTTCTAGTTCAGCTAGACCTTCCCTTACGTTCGCTTTAGCGTACGATATCATCTTATCTGTAAGACCTTGAGCTTCCTCAGGGGTCTTACCATCTGCAATGTAAGAGGCGTAGTTCTCTGTTGCTATGCTCTTAATAATTGCATCATTGATCTCAGGTGTATACGCTACACTTGGGTCTAGCTCTAACTCTTGTACATAATCCATATCATCTACACCTTCATGGCGCATGATGTTATATGATTGTAACTCTTTTACTTCACTCATAATTATTCATCCTTAACGAATATGCCATCAACCATTCGTCCAGTTCGTTTGCTGATAACCTCATAAGCTTGATCGAGGCACTCGTATAAATTAGTATTCCACAGGCGTGTCTGCATGATGAGAGTAACAAGTATATCCCCAATGGCATCTATCGCCTCCTCTTTGTTGTTACTGGTAATAGCATCTGCTAGCTCCTTAACTTCTTCTTCCGTCTTTACTAGCTGCTTAGTACGCCTAAAGGTATCAGGGGCTGCATCAGTAAGGATACCTTTGCTGTACCCCCAATCAACTACCTTATTCTCTAAGCTTTCTGTTATCTCAAACTCACTCATCGCCTTCTCCTAGGGAACTCAGGGTTACCGTCATAGTAATTAAGTTTAAACATCCGAGCATTGAGACATTGGATATCCTACCATTATAACTTTCAAGCACATCACCTAAGTCTGCTAATAGGGACTCCTCTACTATAAAACTTTCTGAAGTTATTACAGGTACGTCTGTATCAACCACTCCGGGCATTGTTACTACTTTATCATTACTCATTATTTATCCTTATATTAAGAAAAGAAATAGTCAGAACTTATGACTTCTTCTATTTTAAGATCACCTATCTCTGGTTGTTTTACTGCGTAACCCTCACGGCCCTCAAGGAGCAATGATTCTATTCGATCAAAGAAGTTATCCACGTTGTACATCATAGCGAACTGCCACTTAGTATGCTCTAGTAACTTGTCTACCTCACACGCATGGGTTGAGAACGAATCATGTACTGCCCCAAAGCTCCCGGGGAATGACTCGATAACCTTAGCCATGTGTGCTGCATCCATAGAGTGTACAAAGTTTGGTGAACAGCCTGATGCAAAAGACCTTCGGCAAGGTATAGCATTACCTTCTTTAGTTATTACAGGTATCTTTATGCTATGCCCTATCTGCCCTAGGCCACCTATGGTACTCCTTAGTGTCAGGTTCTTTTGCTTCCACACTTCGTATAACACTGGGAAACCTGACGGTGTAGTCCACTGCAAGCATGTCTCTCCACTCTCTAGTACATAGTCTGTAATCTTTTGGAGAAACTTCATGGTCTTTAGGGGGCCTACACATGTATCATTAATAGCAAGGATTAGATTCTTAGATAGCTTATCGCAATCATCTTTACTTATCCTGTACTTCTTATGATACCCCTCTGTCTTACAGTCATAAAACATATTCTCTGCAATCTTCTTTTGACCTGCTGAATATGCCCTAGTCATTGACCCACGTTTAGCTATACCTTTCCTAATGGCTTTCATAGGTATGTTTCTACCATCAAACCACTCAGGCATTCTGTCTATCAAACGTTTCGCAACCTGTACATAAAAGTCCTTTTGTATACTTTGAGGAACAATTGAGACCAACTCACCTGCTTCACTGTCCTTAGACATCGCAGCCAAATGCTGCCATCCATTGTTACTCCCGTCTACAGGTATGGGTAGTCTTGATTGATAGACTCCCTCGGCCTCTACGTAACCCTTAAGATCAAGACAACATGCCAGTAGTGTTATTGGCTTCTCTGCTTCTGTCCTGAACTTCATCTCTACTGCATCTTTGATCAAGGCTTCCTTGTTGTTGATCGTCCACAACGCCCTGTCTTCTAGTGTCATTTTGTCTACTGAAATAGTATCCAAGTCTTCTTCTGCTAAGTGATGCTTGTAGTCTTCGGTTAACCATGTTAAATTGTCTAGCTCCTCTACTGTGTAATCTTGATTGTATGAACAAGCAGTGTGCACACATAACCAAAAGAACCCTCGGTCATCCATAGGTTTACTGTTACTAAACTCAAACAAACCTTTAGATAAGTCGGACCCTTGGTAGTTTAGAAAGGGCTCGGTGTAGTACACCCTACCCCTGTAGTCACACTCAACTGCTTGGTAAAAGGTTTTACTTCCAATAGCTCTTGCTTTGTTGAGGATGAACTTCATTTCAATACGCTTAGACCTAGCCTTGTCAGACTTATCGTCCATATCTATGAACTTACTAACGTTATCTCTAAGGGCCTTTACGATGTCCACGTTAAGCCGCCATGCAACGCCCTGTAGCTTGTCTAACGCTTTGACAAAGGGTTGGTCAAGGCATTGGCTAAAGTCTCTCTCAGAGGTCATACGTTTGATATACGGCCTCTTAGTTATAGGGTTTCTCAATCCTGTTATCTTCGGGAATCTTCGGAAGCTAGTACCAGTTAGTGTAGCTCTCTCAAAGTCCTCAGGGATTTCACCTAAGTCTTCCCAGTTTTCTGTTAAGAATATAACATATGGTGCACGATAGCCTTCGTACTCCCTCTCTACTTCCACGTACTTTAGCTTTAGTAGTGCTTCAATAAACAGATCACCTACTGCAAACAGTTCTGTGTAAGAACTATTCTTAATGCCCATACGAGATAGCACTGCTAACCCTATGGCTGTCGATGTGGCTGTTAGTTTAAAGCTTTTACTGCTAGTATTACGGGATCTAAGGAACGTACTCTGGGCTGCTTGTACTGCACATATGACAAGCTCTTCATACTTTAAGCCATAGTCCATATGTCTGTTTAAGAGTTCGATGCCCGAGTGATTCCTACCCCGGGCACCTTCTCTGTTGCTTCTTATATACTCTGCTACTGCATGTATAGCTCCAGCCATTTACACTCCTGCGTTGTAGTCTAAGAAATCTACTTGACCTTTTAATCGTTTCGTTCTTTGATCATAGTATGCTGAACCACAATCCCCAGTAAGCCCTGTAAATCTAGACTTGAGTACCCTGAGGTGTATGGTGTTTCTTTCATCTTCATTCTGTGCTATTAGGTTACGGGCAAATGTAACGATATCAAAGCTAATCTGCTTGATTGAACCTGAACCTTTGATGTCATCAATAGACGCAAGGTGTCCCTCTTCAAAGGACTTACCTTGAGACTTACGTAGGTGGGATATAATACCTAACCAGACATCATGTTTCTTTACAACCTTGAGCAGGTCAGACATGATAGCATCGATTGCTTCATTACCAGTCTTACCATCAGTACCCTCAGATACAGCGATAGTAATATGGTCAAGCACCAAATGCTTACAACCCAGTAGACACAAGTTCTCTATTTGATCTATAAGAGAAGAATCAGATACAGCACCGTTATGATCAAGGAGAATGAGACGGTTGTCTCCAAACACCTTATCAAATGCATCTCGCTCCTGTTCTTCTGTTGGGTCTTCAGGTACAAACATCTGTATAAACTTCTGGGCTGAGTCACCAATAGATTCCTCAAGTGATACCATCCCAATGTTATCATCCGTTTGTTCCTTCAACTGTAGTATAATTTCTTTAATCATAGTAGACTTGCCTGAGCCAGTACCTGAAGTGAATAGTGTTATCTCTCCATGGCGCATACCACCTAGCTTATCGTTCAACCCGCTAAGGCAACTAGGGTATGGCACTGACTGTACTGTTTTGCGTTTTACATACTCTTCCCATATGGCTTCACCTCGTACTACTGCAGCCGGTGTATATGGCTGAGCAGACCAGAACGCATTTACTAAAGCCTTGTGCCCATGTTTAATTAAAGTCTCACATGGATCATTTTCAGGTAGACTAGCTACCTTTACTTTATCCCAGCCAATGATCTTAGCCGCATTTTCTACTGCCTTCTCACCCGCTTCATCTTGATCAAACATTAATACAACTGTATCGAATGATCGTACCCACTCACGATTACTGATAAGCGGGTTGAGGTTACTGGAAGATGGTAGGGATACTACGGGGAATATCTTACCCCCGTTTGTTAGAGTTGATTGGGCCACTGCCATTGCATCTAGCTCACCCTCAGTGATCACTAATGATCTACCACCTTGGGTGAAAGTGGATTGTCCGAATAAATCTATCTCAGAGAAATCACCCTTGACCCTGAAGTCCTTAGGTAACTGCCTAACCTTGTAAGCAACTGTCTTACCCTTCTTAGTATAGGGGTAGTAGTGAGCTTCTATTGTACCATCTTGGTTGTACGCTACTCGCATACCGTAGTGTGCTGCTACTTGCTTTGTGATACCACGCTCTTGTACACCACGGGTATCGTATGCATCTATACTTTGTAGACTTTCAGTTTGCTTTGGTTGATATGATTCTTGCATTGTATTTTCTCTTTCTTTATCAAATATAATTTTATCACAGACGAAACACTTACCAATACCATTGGAGTACATACCGACACCATCGGATGAACCACAATGTTTACAGGATGCGTGTCCAACAAATCTATCTTTCTTCATCAAGACCACCGTTCTTCTTTAAGATTCTTTATCACTCTTCTCTTCTGTTGTGATTCCTTCTTCCTCTGAATCCGTGAGGCCTTCTTTGTCCTTCCGTTCTTCTCGTACTCCAGAGGCGATTCTGGATAATCGTTCTCTTGTTTCTTCATTAACTTCTTCCTTAGGTATAAACTTAATTGCACCAATCTGTCTGTTGAGATATACAGGTGTACCATCAGGGTACTTCTCAGTTAGAACATCAAGCTCCCACTGTACCTTAACTTCTCCAGCAGATAACCCACCCTTAGTTTCAAACAGTTGTAGTATCTCATACTTAAACTGGTCACTACCTAACTCATCTACCATATTATTAATATGCTTAGACGAGCTGCTGTAGTTCTTCCAGTTAGACACTACTCTGTCTTTCCCTTTACGATACTGATGGAACTGTTTACGTCCTATGTATCTTTTAGGATTCTCAGGGTCAGTACATGTTATTAAATATATAAATCCAAAGTAATCATCAGGGTCAAAGGGAGAACCGTAGTACTCCCAATGCCCTAAGTCTGCATCACTCATCGTAGGCTACTCCCTTCAAACACTTCATCAAGTTTCAAAGGCTCAAAGCCATCAAAGGATCTACGCATATAGATTAAGTTAAAGCACAGGTCTAGCTTTTCTTTCCATTCCCTTGGGTGCTTGTCTCGCCAAGTAGATCTTACTACATCCATCATCTCAGCTGTACTCACACCTTCGAGTATCTTCTCTGCAGTCTTAGGCCCTATACCTTTAATGCCCTGTATGTTATCAGAAGAGTCACCAGTTAGCAACTGTTTACACAGAAGGTAGTGACCTTTATCTTCATCAATGTGATATAGGTTTTGTTTGTTAAAGTTCCAATGCCAACCCGGGATCATGTCAATGTCTTTATCAACGTGAGCAATAACCCATGAGTCTCCAGCTTCGGTAGCTTCGGTAGCCCAGATAGATACTAAGTCATCTGCCTCACAACCATCTGAAGGTACGCAGTCTGTTGACCAGCAGTAATCATAGAGGTTGTTAAGTAAGGCCTTAATCTTAGGGTCCATCTCGTACTTGCTCCGGTTAGCTTTGTAATCATCAGTAATGTCATGCCTGAAATTACCTTTACCCTTTACAGCAACATAACCTTTGGAACTATTAGTGTCTCGCATTACAGCTTTCAGGGCCAAGTCAAATGTACTTTGAGCCTGAGAGTCTGAGTTAGTTGTATGTGCGATACGGTATAGCATTGAGTCTGCATCAATAAAACATTTGTCAAACTCTGGTTCTTCTTTGTACTCAGTATTAGTGAACGTCAGCATAGCTGTCTCCAATTTGTCCATCACCATCCATACACATAACACCTACAGATTTAGGTGCTTCTTTGAAAGCTTCAACACAGATTTCTTTTACCTTCTCTGCATCTGATTCCTTAGCCACAAACACAACCTCGTCATGGTAAAACAACGTAGGGTATGCTGATAGGCCTAGCTCTTTAATCTTCTTAGATGCGTACACAAGGGCTGCCTTACAGGTAATACCCTCTAGTGTCTGCAGTAAGTAGTTAAGCGTCTGATGTTCAGACCCAACCATTACTCGTCTACCATCAGCACCCATAATAAAACCTTGCCCTGTCTTTATTTGAGACATTCGGTACTCATCTTCCAGTTGATCCTTAAGAACCTTAAGCCCCGGCAGTGTAGCTTTAAACTTATCGTCAGCATCTTTACCAATCTTAGCAGACTTCTTACCTGATACAGCTTCACCTAGCTTAGCATGCCCTGCACCAAACAAGTAGGCATAGATAAACGTCTTAGCTTGTGGCCTTGAGATCCCTAGTATGTCAGCGTTACGTTGATGTACGTCACCATTGATTACCTCATTGGTAAAGTTATCATCATTAATGTAGTGACATAAACCTCGGAACTGATTACCTGCAGAGTCAGCACCAATAACCTTCATGCCTTTCTCGCATGTCAGTAGGCTACGTAACTCCTTACCGTATGGTGCATAGACTCCGGGGATGTTAACAATAGTTCGGTGTCTGCACCTGAACGATGGAGTACCAATTGTAAACATAGAACCATGCAGCCTACCGTCATTATACTTGTCTTCATCTTTGACCTCTTCTATCCAACCCTCTACAGTAGCTAGTCTGTTACGCAACATGTAGTAGTCACTGATGTATTTACCTAGTTCACCCAAGGGTTTCAAGGAACTATCAGTAAGCTTAGGGCTTTGTTTAATCCACCTACCATCAATCTTCTTCACAGTCCAGTCATCAGGCTTCCAACCCCTATCAAGTAGGAACTTCTTAACCTCTGCCATCTGACCGATATCAACTTCCTTAAACTCTACACGAGTGTATGGACCGGAGATGTCTCCGTTAGATGCTTTGATGTCTTGCTCTAGTTCAAACCAATCAATAACACGTTTGTAGTATGACCCGTCTTTCTTAACTATCTGATCTACCTCTTTGTTACCACGCATCACTGCAACTAAACCTAGCTGAGGGTTGATCTCATCTTCAATGTGCTCCATCTTGTACAGTATCTCTTCATACAAGGCTTCTGCTTTATCCATGTTGAATGCCCAACCATTAGCTGTGATCTCTGCATTTACCATAGCAAAGTCATGCTCAAGGTTAAGAGCGTTTAAGAACTTAGGGTTCTGCTTAATCAGTATAGATGCTTCCTTAGATACACGGTTGTACACTTTAAGGTTTAACTCTACATCACGTATGCAGTACTCAAGCATCTCTTTACTGTAACACTCCCAGTCCTCATGGTCGCCCTTAGGGTAGTCAAAGAACCCTCCCCAGCCCTTAAGCCCATGGAGATGTCCTCGTTGATACTTGCACAGCTGAGACATAAGGAAGGTATCCCAAACCCTAGTCCCTTCAGCAGGCTCCCAGCCTAGCAGTCTTTTCATAACAGGTAAGTCAAAGCCAATAATGTTATGACCTGCAATTATCTTAGCGTTACCTAGTCTAACCAGACCCTCATCTAAGGATGGTAAGTCATCATCATAGTCAGAGTAACTAAAGACCTCCTCTGTCTCACAGTCTTGTGCCACTAGCATCCATACTTTGTCAGGGAATAGTCCATTGGTTTCTATGTCGAATATATATTTACTCATAAGGTTTCCTTTGCGAGTAGTTTAATGACTATACTCAGGTCGATTAAGTTTTGTTAGAACGTTATCTCACACGCTCCACCAGCACAGGCTGCTTCGCCTGACAGATCTGTTTTATCTTCTACTTCTTTCACTTGAGTTAGATCGATGTTACTTAGGGCAGACTCCATGATACGATAGCGTTCCTCAGAGATATCCTCAAAGGGTGCTTGCACATAGGTGCCACCGTTGTATGGTAGCACAGCAATACCATTAAAGGTATAACGATTCTTCCACATCCACTCACCACCAAGCTCCCACTCATCATCCTTCAATGAGATAGTGCATGATACGTTGTGAGAGTTCTGACCTTCGATATGCCCCGGTGCTACCCACTCTACGTTATACTTACGTACACGATCCAGCAGTTGCACAGGGCTTTCAGTTCTAAGTATAGAACCCTTAGGTGCTTCTTGTGGTATCTCAATTACAGCTTGCTCCGTAGGGTTGAAGTACTCGTCTTCCACCAGCTCTGGATGGTGCTCTGCAAAGTACTGGTATAGGGCCTCATTCTTTCCAACCCTCTGACGACGAATATAGTAATCATTATGCCAAGCATGTATACCGCTACTACTACCGAGAACACAAGAGCTAGTACCACTAGGCTTAACTGTAGTGCATCTTGCAGCCGAGTTGATTCCCAGTTCTTTAGCAACTCTTTTGTTTTCGTTGACAACTTCCAACGCAGCTTCTTCCAAGTCATAGTTCAATACTCTCCCTGATCCAATGCCTGTTTGCCCTACACCGATAAGGGCATCACGTTGACAAGTCTCTTGCCACTCAGGTCTAAGGTAATGGAAGTCTGTATACCCTGCTTGTAGTGTACCGATTAGTGATGCTGCTCTGGCACGTTCATTCAGGTCTTCTTGTGAGACAATATTAGATGCATTAAGTTCCGTAAGGTTACACATTTGATAAGGACGTAGGCCAATCTCACAACAAGGGTTAGTACCCCAGTCCTTATCATTAGTAAAGTAAATACCGGGCTCACCAGAGCCAGACAACTCTACTCGTTTCCATAGTTTATCAAAGGCTTCTTTGGTAATGCGGTGACGTACCATAACTGCAGAGTTGTTAGACCTTGCACGTTGAGGGTTGTTCTCCCACCAGTTACCAGCCTTACATGCCAGCATATCATTGTCATCCATAGAGAACAAAGAAATCATAGCTGCCCTACGGATACCACCAGTCAATACTGCATCAGCAATATAACACATCATGTCATGCACTTCAATAGTTGACAGCTGACGACCAATAGCTTGATCAAAGATAGATCTTAGGTTGTGGATACAATCTTTAAGAGGCTGAGGTCCGGGAGCTTTACCACCAGTAGTGATAAGCATAGCACCCTTAGGTCGGATGTCACGGTAATCAAACTCCACATCCATGGTGTTATTAAAGTAAGATTCACATAGAACCTTTACAGCATCAGCCCAGCCCTCAATGTTATCAGAGACTAGGAACCTACGCTTACGTTTCTTAGGCCCTGTTACTTCTGGGAGCTTACGGGTATGATGCCGTTGCACTGAGTACCCTACACCTGTACCGCCTAGCAGTAAGAACATAGTCTCTGCAAAAGCTTCTGGGCTTTCTACTGGCAGGTAAGCACAGTTGTAAATACGATTAGGGGCTAGCTCAATAGGTGCCCCACCGAACTGCAAGGCTCTCATAGACGGTAACACTTTCTTATCGTATACAAATTGATAAGCAGTCTCAATCTCTTCTGCAAACTTAGGGTACTTACGTTGGTGCATTTCTTTGTTTCTTGTTACCAATTCATCCCAAGTTTCTCTACGTTCTAACTCAGGGATATACTTTGCATACTTGCTGAAGACTGTTATATCGGATAAGATTTTGTTAGATGTGTTCATTCTCTGCCCTTCTTTAAATAATTTCTGATTCTATCTAGTGCACCGAAGTCATCCTTCAGCCCACCTAACGTCCTGTTACATGAGTGGCATATCCACCCTCTAAACTTACTGGTTAAATGGTCATGGTCTAAAGCCCAAGGTGATTTGTTTACACCCCCACATCCTGCAGCTTCTTCAGCATTCCTCAGGCATATAGGACATTGGTAATCATCAGGTGGTGGCTCTAGTTCTTTACGTAAGTCATCACGTACTTTCTTTACAGACCAAATACATAATCTACAAGTAGTCTTTCGGTAACCCCTACCACTTTCCATAGGGAACTCTTCTTCATCTTTCTTTACTCTACATTTATTACAAGTCTTTAAACCCATCGGTTATGACTCCATCTTCTTTAGAGATAAAATTAATATAGCCTTCAGGCTCTCGGCTCATGTATTCGTTTTCCTCAACAGCAAGTAAGGGAACTTCTTTACCTACAAGATCGGAGTACCACTTACCTTTGCTGTTACATTTAATAATTAAGATCGGCATGTTAATGCATTCCAACTAATAGGATACAGCGGTTGAATTATATTACCTACTAAGTTCGCTAGCATCTGTATCTCTACTTGCGAAGTCTCATGTATTCTTTGCTTATACATACGAGCCCATGCAGCTAATGACCCTGTTACGTAGTAGCTTGTCATCATTGACTGAGGTAATACCATACGTGCTTGCTCAGGTGCTACCCCTCTTTTCAACAGGCTTTTGTATAGCCCGAGGCAATCATCAAGAACATAAGAGTATTCTCTGTTAAAATCAATTTGACTTGCGTGAGGCCCAGAAGACCCTTGCTTAACAGAATGCTCTGGTTTATTTCTCCATACTGGTTTATAGAAAGACGGTTCATCATTTACATACCTCCTACTTACCTCATTATAAGTAAACCCTATCATATGTTTAAACCGTTGTCTAGCTACAAAGATAGGAACCTCTTCTCTTATTGTTACTTGGGGGTGACTAAATGGTGTCCAATGGTTATGACTTGCAAGGTAGTTAATTAGTTTAACATCCTTACCACTAAGCTCACCCTTAGAATTGTAGGAACTTTCCTTATCAAAGCTAACCCTTGCAGAGTTAACAACACTAAGGTCTGATCCCATATGTTCTATATATTCAGCTATCATTATTATCCTTATGTTTCTTTGGGGAGCCGTCAGGCTCCTTAAATCTTTTTACTTTCTCTTCCTTAAATACCTTCTTAAAGATAGCATCGAAATTACTTTCATAGCTACTCCTATCAGATATTGGTCTGGGCCTTGAGCCCTTACCGGACATTACTTATACTCCAACATGTTTTCTACTAGGGTTGCATACCCAGAGATGTCATGCCAACTATCAGAATAGTTAGGGTCTCCGTTAAGGATACGTGCAATCTTATGTTGAATCATTTCAAGTGATTCCTTTTGATGTGGAGCCAGTGCACTCCACCCTGCAGTTAACTTCATTACATCCTTTAAGTTCTGACACAGTTGACTTTGAGTTTCAAAGGATCCGTAACGTGAGCCACGGGTCTCTAGGGTTTTGTTAGTGTGTGGCATGGTTAGCAGAGTCCTCCAATGATTGAATACAATCTAGTACATAAGCAGATAATTGAAATGCTTTGCTTTCTTCATCTACTAACTCTAACTCTTCAGCTTCAAAGCTTACTTTAACAGAGTCATTTTCCTCTGTATCTCTTAGTCGTATTGTATAACTAGCCATTATTTGTTTCCTCCAGCATTGATGAAACCTTTAATTGCAGCATCGGTATGGTTAGCACCACTAAGGATATCTAGTATAGTACCGGGTGCATCTTCTTTTATCAGTAGTGGTACAGTTTTTATATTATTTTGCATAGCATAGTCCTTACCTCTGTCGGTTGCTATGTCCATTAAAATAACTTTATCATAAAAACCTAAGGCTTCTAATCTGTTCTTAATCTGAACACACCCGGGGCATCCGGGGCCAGATACTAGCAGCAGTCTACTACCCATCTTCTTTCTCCACGTAAACGTTACCCCAAGTTATCATAACTAAAGGCAGCAATATTACTACGCCCTCAAAAGGTAAAGCAATTAAATCTTCATCTTCTGTGTACGCCCATACTGGCCGGCTATCAACGAACTCAATGTCAATGCCTGTACCGTTTCGATACTCTGCAGTTAGTTTCTTTCCTAAAAAATCTATACTCATATGCCTGTGTCCTCACAGTTGTCGGTGCTTGAAAGCCCGTGTCGGTTGTCGGTGCCTGAAAAAATGCAAGTGAAGGTGTCGGTTGCAATAAAAATAGGGGCTCAAGGCCCCTGCTTAACTACCACTCAATCGGTCTATCTCTTTCTGTAACTCTTCATCAGTAAGATCAGTGTAATCAAAGTTAGTATTGATTGTTTCTGATCGCTGTAACTTAGGTTGTTCATACTCTGCTACAACAGCAGCTAGTCGAGAAGCTTCAACCATATCGTCTTCCGATATAGACTTAAGCATTGCTAGTTTCATAACAGTTAAACCCTTAGGGATAGAATCCATTAAGCTATCAGACAGATTGTTAACAAGCTTCAGAACATCTTGCATTTGTTCTTTCATTTTTTCATTCTTAATCCTAGCTTCATCAGCTTTTTGTTTCATCATTGCCATATGCTCTTTGTCATGTCTAGGCTTTAAGTTTGCTAATGAATTAGGGTGAATCTTTTTCTTACCATCCTTCACATCATCTTGAGTGAATACTTTTTCTTCAGTAGACATTATATCCTCCATTCTAGGGTGCCCTCTATAAGGTACTTAATTCCCTAGAGTCTTCTATAACGCACTGTATTCTCTTCTAAGCTGTATAAAAAAAACCCTACCCAACCTATTAGAAGTTGAGCAGGGCTCTTCATACGTTATTATATTAAGCTTAAGGCATCTTGTTAACTACATCTAGTACAACCATAAACATAATAAATATAAAAAATGCTATAAGAATAACTATTCCTTTATCCTTATTCCCTTATTGGGTACTTAGTTTAAGTTATAAGAACATTAAACTATAAGCATTTAGAACTCAGAGGAGTCAGCTTCTGAGTCATCGATATCGAAGTCAACTGAACCAGTGTACTCAATTAGATCAGTGATCTGAATTGCAGTAAGGA